ATATATCTGAAAGTGAGAATTTGTCACGCATACAAGTAGAACAGTGGATTCATCAATATAGGGCCTATTTAATTAAGCAAGATTTAGATAAAGGTCGAGATATTAATCCTAGTTATATACAAACGTTAGGTCCATTACATATATCTAAAGTAAGTACATGCGGTGTTCCTAATGGGTTTCATTATATATCAGATGAGGAATTACCTAAATTTATAGATTTGCATTTTGGTACTGGTCTAGTAGCAGTTAAAGATATGCATGGTAATCTGATTCAGGTTGGTAATGAAACAAAAGCTAAATATCAGACAAGTAGAAAATATACATGTAATGATTATATCGCTTACTTAAAGAATAATCATTTATATTTAAATGGACCTGGCTTTCTAGAGTATGTAGAAATAGAAGGCATTTTAGAAGACCCCACAAAAGCAGCAGATTGTTATGACTATGACAGTCCATATCCTATCCCTGCTAATATGATTCCTACTTTGAAAAACTTAATATTTAGCAAAGAACTAAATATAATGTTAACTGTACCTACTGATAATACAAATAATAGTACTAATGATGTAAAACAATAATGAATGGAAACTAAGTCATATACTGGAAAAGATTTTTATACTAGCTACTGTGATTACATAGAAGATAATCCATTATATCAAGTAGACTATAAAACATTTAGAGGAATAATTAATGATTACTTTAAATACTTGAGAGATGAACTAATAGAAAATGGTAAAGAAATAAAGTTACCATGCAGATTGGGTACATTAAGTGTAATTAAACATAAGCCTAAAGAGTATTCTGGAAAGAGTCTTAGAATAGATTATGCTGAATCAAAGAAGCTAGGTAAAATGGTATATCACTTAAATGAACATTCAAACTTCTATAAATATAGATTTTATTGGAATAAGCATAATATGCTTACATCAAATAAGACTATGTATCAATTAGTAATGACTAGAGATAATAAGAGGCGGCTAGCCCAAATTATTAAAAATAAGGAAAGAGATTACTTAGAACTGTAAATTTTATGATAACAAAATTAACATCAATCAAAACTGCGATAGCCAAAGTAATAGCAGATCTAGGGTTAGAGGAAGATGAAATTAAAATCTCAGATTTTAGAGAGTGGGCAGCTGAGGCTATTGAAAAAATTGGTGCAGTACAACAGTTTGAACATATTGTTTCAGGTGTAGAAGGGGCTCCAATTATCAAAATACACTGTCATCAAGCACAGTTACCTTGTAACCTACATAAACTACACCAAGTTGCATATTCTTTTAATTGTGATGGGCCTTGGTTTCCTATGAGGAAAGCTACAGGTTCATTTGCTGCTTGGGGTTGTGATGAATGCTGTGATTGTGAAAAACCCGAAATGTGGGTTAAGGATGAAGTATTAGTAAATCTAGTTGTAGATCTATACGGTAATATTGATAAAACCGAAGCACTAGAAATGCTAAATACTAATAAAAACATGAAGACAATACTTAGGAACCTAATTAATAAGCATACTATTAATTTAGATTATATGAAAGGTAATACAAGTACGAATCCTAATTTGGATTTGCAGTACAGTATTAAACCCGGTTATATAATGACAAATGCACCATGTGGATATCTAAAATTATCATATAGTGCTATACCTACTGATGAAGATGGTTATCCATTAATTCCAGATAGTGCTTCATATATGGAAGCAATTTACTGGTACATTGCACAAAAGATAGGATTTCAAAAGTATATAAGAGGGGAAATGAATCAACGTATATATTATGATATGCGTAATTCTTGGAACTTCTACTGTAAGCAAGCATATGCAGAAGCTATGCTACCTAATGAAGATGAATTAGAGTCTATTAAAAATACATGGAACAAGATACATACAGAATTTCTTGATCATAATACGTTTTATAGTCATACTGGTTCTAGACAACATATATATAATGCCAATTAATTATGAGTGCAAGAAGACAAACAAATACATTCTCTGGTGGTCTTAATATGGACGTAGATTATTCTGTGTTAAAGGATAATCAATATATATATGCAGAGAACATTCGTATACTAACGAATGAAGGATCTTCTTTTGCAGCAATGCAAAATATAGAAGGATTCTTAATGTGTAGACCTTCTTCAAATTTGTCTGGTGAAACTATTATACACGTTACCACAGTAAGAGATTGGGCGATTGTTTTTACTAAGGTTAATGGTACAAATAACAATAATGTCTATAGAATTGATTTTTCTAGATCCCAAGAGGAACCAATTGTAACAAAAGTAGTAACTAATAGACCTTTAGATATAGAAGTATCATCTAGCAACGTAGCTGCAATTAGTAGTGTATGTAGATGGGAAGCAAGTAATAATGTAAAAGTATATTGGGCAGATGGTCATTCACAAATTAAAGTAATCAATGTGGATGATGATCACATATCTAGTAATTCATCTATTACTTCGGATACTATAGTAATGTTACCAAAGGCTACATTACCTCCATTTGAATTTAATGGATTTGGAACAGGTAGTTTAGAATCTGGAATGATACAGTACTGTTATCAATTGTTTAAAGTAAGAGGTACAGAGTCTGCAATATCTCCACTTACCCCTCTTTATCATTTGAGTGACGGAGATCAAAAAACTAATTACAATGCTGTAAAAGGAAGTTCTAAAGGACAAAATACTGGTAAGTCCATAAAGTTACAAGTAAGAAACAATAGTACTGGATTTGATAGACTTAGAATAATCTCTTTATTCTATAAGGCAAAGAATGAGGTACCTGTAATATCTATAGTAGATGATATAGTTATTGGAACTGGTTCTGTAATAAACTATGAAGATAAAGGTGGTAGCTTAGTATCGGAATTAAGTATTGATGAATTTAATTCATTAGCTAATTATACATTTATACCTGAAGTAATAGAATCTAAAGATAACAGATTATTTGCTGCTAATCTTACTGAGGAAACATGGGATGTAGAATATGATGCTAGAGCATTTAGAGCTAATTCTTCTGGTAATGTATTATTGCTATCTAACTCTGGTTCTTCGTTAAACTTTGCTCTATCAGCATTAACTACTACAAATATACCTAAAGACCACGATTGTATATGCCCATTTAATGTAGACGGCAGTGCATACAAATACACTACTTCTCCAACAGGAGGATACATACAAGGTGGAAAAGGCAAGAATGTATCATATAGATTTATTACTACAGATTTACTAGAAGATGCATCTACTACATCTAGAGGAATGATAAATGAAGAATTTACATTCAATGCTTCTTCAAGATCACTTACTAGTTTAGGTATTAACTATGAAGGTAACGATAAATCAAATTCAATAAGTTTATCGTCTGGTAATAAGATACCAAACTATTCTAATGCTGAAATAGAATCCAAAGTAAAAGGATATATGAGGGATGAAATCTATAGATTTGGTATTGTACTATACAATAAACAAGGTTTAGCATCTCCTGTACATTGGATAGGTGATATAAGAATGCCATCTAATAAAGATTCTGGTTATAAGTTTTTTACTTCCAATGAGGCTAGTGATTATGGATCTAATTTATCAGTTGTTACTAAACCTCTTGGCATTGAATTTGAAGTAAAGAATTTACCATCAGATGTGGTAAGATATGAAATAGTTAGATGCGAAAGAACTCTATCTGATAGAACTATATTAGCTCAAGGAGTAGTAAGTTGCATTACAAATTATGATAGAGATTCTAATATCTTAACACCATTCCCATATCTAGCTTATTCAAATAAGCATGGTTACTATGCAAAGACTCACAACAATGGAGATTTCCAATATACCTTTAACTTGTCAGATACACAATCTAATAATTATTTCATGTTTGTATCTCCAGAAATAGCAGTCAACAGAGAAAATGCTGATGCATTAATTGATAAGTTTCAAACAGTTGAAAAGGTAGGATTTATGACATCTCCTATTACTGCGGACGGTGATTGGGGAATTACAGAAGCTGGAGCTACAAAAGTATTAGCAAATGCTAGATCTATAAAGTACGATGGTACTACGATAAAACCAACTAAAACATTAGGTAATCAACCTAGTAATGGCTATGTATCTGGAGGATGTGTTGTGATAAATAATGATGATTTTTATGCAGCATTGTTAGCTAAATACTATGGACTATATGTTGAAAGTGGTGTACAATCAGCTGCAATAGAAAGTGCAAAATATGCTGGTCCTAGTAGTCCTTGGTTAACAAACGGTGATCAGCCTTGGTATAATGCTGAAGCAGTGACTATTGGTGACAAAGTTTATTATAACTGGGTGTGGGATAATATTAGAACTGCAGGAGATGGTGAAGTAGATAAGACTGATGCAAATAATGTTAGAAAATATGGTCCACATGGAATTTGTGCTATATTTAAAAGTGATAACATGATCTCTAACATATCTTTAGCATCAGGATCTTCAAGTGCTAGATATTTGAATGCAGTAGTATTATGCAACATGAAACAAAGTGTAAATGCTTATGGTGGCAATTCCTACTCTGCTGTACAGAATTCTGTGTATATTACTACAGGAGCTAGTGCTGAATCTAGTGTTTCCACAGTGTTGTGTTATGGTGGCGATACTTATCTAAACATATTTGATTATAATAACTGTATGTTTAGTTACAATACAGATGATTATTATAATAATAAATCAAATAGATTATTTTTAGGTGCGTTCATACCATGTGAATCAAGTATTAATTTAGCATTAACCCATGCTGATTCATCTATAAATAGAACTTATCAAGCTGGTGATGGATATGCTAATCATTTTGTAGAAGACGATATAGTAACTGTTGGAGATTTATACACTCAAAATACTCCATCATATGCATACAATGACGCATATTCTGCTCAGCCTAATGCAAAGAAATTTGTAGCTAAATCTATCTATAATATAGATAATCTATTAACAGATACTCGTATCATATCTTCAGAACTGAAAACAAATAATGAAGTTACTGATTCGTGGACAAAATTTAAAGTAGCTAATTATCTTGATGTAGATACTAGATTTGGTCCAATTAATGATATGAAACTGTTTAAAAATAATTTAGTATTCTGGCAAACAGACGCTTTTGGCACAGTTGCAGTGAATGAACGTTCTATTATAACTGATAATAATCCAGGTGCTCTTACTCTAGGTACTGGTGGTATACTAGACAGATATGACTACTTTACTACAATGAATGGTGAAAGTCCAAACCAGTTAAGAGCAAATACTCAATCAGATAGCACTGTGTACTGGTATGATAGTAAACGTAATGAGATATGTGGTTTTAATGGTCAGTTACAAACAGTATCTAAATTAAAAGGGGTTCAATCTTATTTGAATAAGAATAAAGACTTATTTAAAAAAGATCCTATTGCAGTATATGATAAGAAATACAATGAAGTTCTGTTTACTCTAGGAGATAAAACACTAGCGTTTAATGAACAACTAGGAGTATTTACTTCATTCTATAACTACAATCCAGACTATTATGCAGAGTTTAGTGATAAACTATATTTGTTTAAATCATTAAAACTATTTAAGTATAATGGTGGTGAACAAACCAATTTAGATTCTGATAAAACGAAAGTATCTGAAATAGAGTTTGTAGTAAATGCAGAATATCCACAAACTAAAACATTTGATAATGTTGAATATGGTGGTGATTTTACTACAGATACTAATTTTGATTTGATACTATTTACTACGAAAAGGCAAACTAGTGAAACATTAACTAGTGAAGACATTGATTACAGAGAGGATACTTATAAATTTGCAATTCCTCGTAATGCATTAAAGCTAAATGAAGTAGAACAGCTAGCTAATAAGTCTTATAAGGACAGAATGAAGGGAAAATATCTCATCTGTAATTATAAGTATGATTGTAATGGTGGTAATGAATTTAAAGTACCTTATATTAGTACAGCTTATAGATACTCAATGATATAATATGAAAAAGAAATTTAATAAGAAAAACGTACCAGCATATGCATTTGGCATGGATCAACTGCCTAATTACCTTGGTGGAGCTAATGTTCTTGGCTCTGCCATTTCTGGTTTATCAGGAGAGGGTTCTACTGGAGATGTAGCTGGTAGTACTATAGGTGGCATAGGATCTGGAGCCGCTACTGGTATGACATTAGGTGGTCCTATAGGAGCTGCTGCAGGAGGAATTATTGGTGGACTTACTGGTTTATTTGGAGCTAGAAGCCGCAAAAAACAGATGGAACAAATGCGGCGTAGAAAAGAAACCATGAATAAAACTCAACTAGGTATGAATGCTGCAGCAAATCAAACAGCAGAATATTGGGATGATAATGTGTTAGCATATACTTATGAGAATGGTGGTATACTTCCTGATTTAGCCTATGTAGACAATAATGAGGTTATCAGAGGGGACGATGGAACTATTATGCAAGTTCCTAATAATAGACCCGGTACAGATAATCATTTAATTGATGCGTCTAATTTAGAGTCAGTATTATCTGACAAAATTAAAAGACCGGGAACAAATAAAACTTTTGCACAAGAAGGTAAAAAACTTACTAGAATGACGAAGCCAAGTAAAGGTAAAGATATATTTGCTGATAATACAAATATGTTAAATAAACGAAATGCTAACTTTGCATATGATAATCTATTATCAGAACAGGAGGAAGTAAAAGCTAAAAAAGGAATTAAACCTAAAAAGAAAGGTATTCCTGCTTATGAAAAAGGGTATAGTCTTCGACGTCCAAATATATACACAGAAGCACTAGATGAAGCTTTACATTATGTTCCAGTAGAAACACCAAAAAATGCTAAGACTAGAACTAAGGATAAATTAAGTAAGCCTATAGATCCTGTACAATTACTGGAGAATAGAAAAGAGTATTGGAGGAATAATGATTTATATTATGCTGATCAGTTACCAGATGTAGAGGTGACCGCTAAAGCACCTACTACTCCTGCATATATGAGACACGTTCAGCAATGGGATCCATATTGGTCTTCAGTATTAGGTGTGGCTAGTGATAGAGATAAATCTAGATCAAATATCCAATTAAATCCAAATAAGCGTATAATTCAAACATATGGTAGTGCTCCTGCTTTTTATGCTCCTGTAACAGGAGATGGTATCGACGCTATTACATATGCTAATGATGAGCCGATTTCTGTTGATACACCTGTTGTACCAACTAAACCTGTATCGCCTACTCCTGCAGTAAATACAACTAAAAGTGTACCAAGTAAAAGTACTACAAAAACTCCAAGTACAAGCTCAACTAAAACGGTTCCTAATTATAACTTTGTAGATGCTCCAATGCTTGATATTGAAGAACCAGTTATTGGTTTCAATGATGCTTATACTCAATCTTTAGAAACACCTAAGAAACCAATTGCAGCAAAACCGGATTTATCTCCTATATCAAATACGGTAGGTAATAAAAAGAGTCCAAAAGATAAAGCTGGGGTTATTGATTATTCTCCAGACTGGTTGTCATTAGCTCCTACCGTATATAATGCTTTACAATCTTTACGTAATCCAGAGTATGAACAAACTGTTTTAAATCCTTACACAGGTGCTATTACTAATACTATGGCTAGACGTAGAATGAATATAGAACCTGCAAGATTAGCCAACAGTAGATCAAGGGCTATTTCAAATTATAACTTAGCAAATATTAATGCTAATACTGGTTCTAATTTAGCAGCAAGAACTCAAGCCGCTGTTGATGAATATGCTGCTAATGCTAATATGTATGCTACTAAACAAAATGCAGATAATGCTTACTTAGGTGAATACGCTAATACTTTAAATAATTTAGGTCAGCAATTTGTTCAAAGTAGAACTCTTGCAAATGATTTAAATGCTAAAAATAGAGCAGCTGCTAGAAGCTTTGGTACTGCTGCTGTTAGTCAATTAGGACAATGGTCTCAAGTAAACAGACAGATGAAGAATCAAGCAGCAAGAGATAACATGATTTATCCATATCTAGCTAATTTCTTAGCATATGGTAATCCTACAGAGTTAATTCAACAGATGAATAGACAATATTATAAAAGATAATTATGGTAAATAGATATGATCGTCCTGCAGAAGCGCAGTTCATAAATACATATGTTCCTCTACCATTCCAGCAATTATATACTCTAGGTAAAGAAGCAAATGCTAGAGTAGATAAAGCTATTGCAGATTTATCTGGTGCTCTGGATAAATGGTCTGATTTTAGATCACCATCAGAAAAAGATACTAAGGCTTGGTACGATGAGACAATGGGTAAAGCTAAACCTATTATTGATAAATTAGCACAAAATATCGATTCTCTTAAAACTCCAGAAGGTAGAGCTCAGATTAATTCTTTAATCAATAATGTGGATAGATATAAATTGGCTACTTTAAAGCAAAGTAGAGAGGGTATGCTACAAAGAATGGAAATGAATCAGAAGTTAGCAGCTGCCGGTAAATTTAATGAAATGTGGCATGGAGTTGATTTTGCTAACTACGATACACTTACTTCTGGAATTTATAATGATGTATCTCCTTTAGCATATAAGGATGTTAGAGAGTTATCCGATCCGTATTATGCTAAATTGCAAAGAGGATATCTGTATACAAAAGGTGGTTACGATTACTTTGGAAATTCAAAGGAAGATATTGAAGCTGTAGCAGATGCTCACTATAATGATATTGTTAGTACTCCAGAAGCACAGAAGCATATGCAGTTATTTAAGCAAAGAACTGGGGCTACAGATGAAGAAGCTCAAGCTTGGTTTAGGCAACAAATTATTGATTCTAATATTGATAGAACCATTAGACCAACAAGAGAGCTTAATCAGTATGCTAAGATGGCTGCTGAGCAAGCATATCGTAGACAGTTGAAAGCTGCAGAGAACGCTCAAGGTTCTCCAGTACAATTTACTACAAAGCTTGCTGCTACACTTATGAATAGACCATATGGCCCTCAAACATCTGAAAGAGGAAACAAATTAACTTATAATTCACAGTTTGATAGAATCCAAAAGACATTTGCTCCTGATAGTAAATATAGAGATATCTATATTAACAGAGTGGATGAAAATGGCACTCAATTACCTTTAAATAGAAACAAGAGTGCATATGGCATTGTATCAAGATTGTCTACAGATATTGGTTCACAAGCAAACTTTATTAATGACGCAATGCTTGATAAATCTTCTATGGTTAGAGGATTAGCAGGTACTCCAATTTATTCTGGTAATAGCGTTTATGGAATGATGACACCTGAACAATATATCAACTCTAAGTTTGGTTTAAGCGTTAATGAAGCTAACTGGAACCCAAATCGAGTTAAATTTGAAAGAGACCTTATTGCTGGTAATATTCCTAATGTGGGAGTTACACCTACTAATAAAGTACTTATTGAAAATGGTATTCCCGGTGATGAACAATTCACTCAAGAATACAAAGCGTATGTTCCAGTACAATACTTCATTGATAATGGCTACGACTTTGGAGAAACTGATCCTGAAAAGCTAATTAAAAATGAAGACTTTAATAAGTTCTTATCAACATTAAATGGTAGATTACCTAGTCCTTCTGGAGACATTGTTAAGAAACCTAATATCAAATTTGGTAGTGATAAAAATGCTGCATATAGAGAGATACAAAGTAGTGGATGGTTATCAGATCCTCAGTATGCTGCAGCTATTCAGTATGATGGTATTTATGTAGAGGTACCTGTTATGCGTCAAGTACTTAATAATCAGCAAACTAGGGAAAGAGCTAATTTGGAAGAATTCCAGTATACTAAAATGGGTTCTAAATTAAATGCTGCTTACAGAGGAGATAATGAAGAATTAATCTATGGACAGTAAAAACAATATACAAGATATATCATTAGCCACTAGACTTCGTAAACAAAATTACGAAAAATATCTAGATGGTTCTAATGCTTCAAGTATTGGAGTAGGATCTACAGTAGATCCTACTTTGGTGCTTAGAGACTTAGCTGGTTATAACAAAGATAGTTATAATAAAGATTTAGATACAGAAAGCACTCTAGATGAAAGTTCTAATGATCTTAGTACTACAGAATTAATATTTAATTCTGCAAAGGCAATGCTTCGTGATATGAACGAAGCACAGTTGTCAAATACTAGAGGTGTATTACGTAGGGAAGTATTACCAAATATAGACAGATTTAATAGAAATCTTAATCTATTTTCTGCATATGATAATTTGATGTCTGAGAAGAATTCTCTTCTTAATCAATTATCTACTACTCAGGATAGTAATGAAGCAGACGCAATAGCAATTCGATTACAAGAAGTTGAAAACGAATTAAATCAGACAAAAGAAGGGTTAAATGCATTAGGAGTATCACCCGACTTAAGTAATGCTCAAGAGATACGTGCACAGCAAGAACAGCAATTACAATCATATAAAGATAGAGCTCAAGAGCTATATGATGATATAGCTACAGATGAGGCTGATATTGCTAGATATAAAGTAGATGAACGCTTCCAAAGAGGTATGGAAGAGAATAGCGAATTTAAATGGACAGAACCAAGTAAATGGATATATTCTGTACCATCCGCTGTAGGTTCTTCTTCTTCTGCTTGGATGTGGCAAATAGCACCATATGCTACTACAGCGTTAAAAAGCGTAATGACTAAGAGTCTATTGAAAGCAGGTACTATGGCATTAACTGGAGCTGCTGCTGGTAGTGTAGCTCCCGGAGCTGGTACTCTTGCAGGTGGGGCTATTGGTGCTACAGCAGGAGCATTAAGCATTGCATTAGATCTAGGTAATGCTGCTATGATGATATATTCTAACTATAAGCAAGCTGAGAATGAAGCTAATGCTAACGTATCAGATGATTATAGAGATAGAGTATCTAATATATTAAGTCAAAGCGGTAGTTCTGTACAAGCTGTAGTTAATGCTGCTAGATCACAAGATTTACCAGAAGAGTTCAGCAAACTTACTGATGATAAATTGTTTGAAAAGATTCTTGACGGTCAAATTCAAATAGAGGATCAATCTTTAAGTAATGCTATATCTCAAGCAAGACAAGGTCTGGACAGAGATTTTGCCCAAAACATGGCTATCACATGGGCAAGCAATTTAGCGGAAGATGCTCTTATGGTTCCTTACTTTGGAAAAATTGCAGATGGTTGGATTGGGAAAAGTCTTAATACAGTTGCATTTGGAATGAACCCTATTGAAGGGTTAGGAGAATTAGCAGCTAGTCAAGCTAAAAAGAAAATGTCCAAGTATGTATTAGGTAGAAATGCTATTGATGTTGCAACAAAAAAATGGGCTAATAGAGCCGCAAAAGCAGCATATGTTGGAACGGATTTAGCATTGCGTAATGCTGCAACTGCATTTAATGAAGCAATTGAAGAAGGATCACAATATACTACAGGTCAAGCCTATAAGCGTGGGGACTTTGATAGTTCTGATTTAGACCTAGAAGGATTAGCATCATCCTTAGTAGGAGCATATAAAGAAAAAGCTACTACTGTAGCTAACATATTAGGAAGTCCATTTGGCTATCAAAACCCATTATATGAAAATGATACAGAATATTGGAATAATGTTAAGTTAGGAGCTGCTGCAAGTCTGTTATCTCCAATCCAAGGTACTGTTAATGTCAGAGGTGCTTATTCTCTTGTGAAAGATACACAAGGGATGGATAGAGTAAATGAGTTAGCTGCAAATGAAATCAATTCTAAGGAAGAGATGGAGAAAGCAATAACTTATGCTAGTGGTAAACTAAAAGGGCATGAAGCTGAGATTGTAAATGCTTGGAGTATGTTAGCTGATGGTAAAACAGAAAACTTACCAGAAGGATTTAACAGAGAGGATGCATTAGAAGAAGCTAGATTTGCATCTAGAGCTTTCTCTTTAGCTAAGAGTAAACAAATGAAATCCTTAGCTAAGACTATGGACATTGAAGAAGATACAGAAGAGTATGGTACACTTGTTGGTCTTGCAATGCAAGCAGAAAAAGAGTACACTTCTTCTATTCAAAATGCCAGAGTAAGAAGACAGGAATTAGATAATGCTAAGAATAATTTTGTAAATGATCCTATATCAGAAGAAAGTCTAATAACTGCTATAGATAGTGCTTATAGACAAATTAATAATACAGCTACTACTCAAGATGAAATTATATCTAAAGATGAATTAAGAGAGATTTATGATAGACAAAGAAATTTGAATATCATGAGTAATATGATTACTGAAATTGATACAGCAATAAATCAATTGAACGAAAGTAAAAATGAATCTGAGTTCAGAGGTAATCAATACTCTTTGGCTAAATTAGAGGATATGAAGTATCGTCTAAATGCTAGGAAGAAATCTATTCTAAAGAGTATGCCATCTTGGTATAAAAATAATGCCAATACTATTAATAATGTAGATACAGCTATGCAGTTCGTTACTATGAACGAACACGTATCTGGTCTTAATAAAGCTACAGAAGATAGTATATTAGCAGAATTAATGCTAGAGAGGAATAGAGAGATCTTAAATTCATTTCATGGTATAGATAATGGTAGAATTACTCCTACTGAGGAAGTAGAAAGAGAGAATATAATAGAGCTAGGTAAGACTAAACCTTATAAGAAATCTAAGAAATTAAGACTTACTGCTTTAAGAAATATTCATGAACATCAAGGAGATACTCTTATTAGTGAAATGTTTGATTTATATCAAACTAAAAAAGCTGAAAGTAAAGAAGCTGCAGAAGGTGCACTAGGGGTTACTGAACAACAAACAGCATCTAAACCTGTTGTCCCTTCTAAGCCTGTCACTGCTCCTACCGGCCCAATGCGTACTGAGCAACAAGCAGCGCCAGAAGTTGAGCAAAAACCTACTCCTCAAGTAAGGAGAACAGCTAGACCTACTCAAGCTAATATTGCATCTCAAGAATTAAGTGAAGCAGATCAAGCTATTATAGCTGCTGCAGAAGGACAAGATATTGGTTTAACTCAAAGAAAACAGCAACCACAAGTTGAACCAGAAGTTCAGCCCCAAAATAACGATAGTGCAAAAACTGAACCTGTTGAAACTACTAATGAAATATTAGGTGCAGATGAAGATCCATTTGCTGGTGGAGTAGGTGGTGTAGAAACTGAAGATGTATTTAATGAATATGGTGGTGCTGTTGAGGAACCTACTAAAACATCAAAGAAAGCTAAAGAATCTAAACCAAAAGCAACTAAAACTGAGCAGGCTAAAAAGGATACTGCAAATGCTAGAGAAGAATTTAATGAAGCAGCAAGAAACTTCTTTGATCTTCTTGAGGATGATACTTTAGGGTTCGCATTTGATCCTGCTGCTCAAGCTGAAAAGCAAGCAAAAATATTCAAAGCTTTCTTGACAATGCTTGGTAAAGCATTTAACTTAGGAGCATACAAGTTCAAAGAAGTAGCATTGAATATGTATGAAGCTATTGGTAGGGATAGAGAAAAGTTATCTCAACATTTTGATGCTATTAAGGGAGCATATTCTACTGCATACTACAATATGCCAGAGAATGTTAGAGGTAAAATGACAACACCAGCAGAAGTCGCTGAGATTACTGTAGATGATTTGTTTGATCCACAACCAGCAGATTTAACTGAAGAAGAAGTTAACGATGCAACCAAAGATGGAGTTATACCTACACCAGTAACCCCCGGTTCGGTTCCACCTGATGCTATTAGTGATTCAGAATTAGCTGAATTCACAGAGAATAGTGAGTTAGGTATTTTAAATACTTTCCATTATACTCCTACTGCTAATATTGGTGAAACTATAGAATTAGGCGGTGCTAGAATTCAATTCTCTCCTAACTCTGAATTACCTAAGCTGTTTAAAACTAAACAAGATAAACTTACTTATGAATATTCTGTAGCACCTTACTATGATAATATTCGTAAGAAAACAGTACAATGGAATGATCCTAGTACCTATGATTATGCCAGAGTAGGATTAATAATTACTAATACTGAAAATGGTAAAAGGTATTGGGTTGCGATGAGAAGTCCGAACAATATTCGTAATCTTACTCCAGAAGAATATCCTGAGATGATAAGAAAACTACGGGAACGTAGACAAGAAATTATCTCTAGGTTTGTAATGAAAGATTCAAATGGGTCTTTACTAAATAAGGTAGATACTAGAATAAAGGTAACTCCTACTAGATTGTTGTTGCATAATGCTATTGAAGGTACTATTTCTCAAGAGATACCAGTAAATGATAAACAATTTAAAGATGTATTTCAGTTTAGTGGTAATCTAGATGAAGAAATCAATAACTTTGGATATAGTACTGGTGTTAGAGGTACAAGTACAATATTTACCGTAGAAGGTGATAATACTGGTTTTATTGGTACTACTTCTGGTGGTGTGTATTATATTATTGATGGTAAAAAAAGATTATCTGGTAGACCATTACCATTAAAATTATCTCTAGCGCGCTTCAATTCTTATCCTAAATTAGCAGAGGCAATCTCTACTATAGTGTTTAGAAGTGGTTTTAAGGGTGGGCAGAATATAAATAATACAGATTTAATTGCATCTGATATTATTGAAATGTTCTTAAACTATGGTGAACCTACTTCTGTAAATAATGACTCTGATATTAGTGATTCTGCAAAAGCTAATTTGCGTAATAAACAATTGTATATAGATAATAAAGGGCAATTTGGTGTACTACACTATGGTATTAATGAAGTATCATTAGCTGGTTTATCTATTGCACAAAAAGAGCAAGAGAGAAAGCATTTTGAAGATTGGTTACTATCTAATGGTTCTATGCCTTTTAAAGTTCCTTCAAAAGGAAATGATAAATTAGCAGTTAACATGAAAATGAATCTATTATTTTCTGGTAGATTAGCTAGTAGTGTTGAAAAAGCAGGTGGTAGATTAGAATTATTTGATGGTATAGTGTTTACTAGAGAAGATATGAATCATACATTATTGTCTTGGATGGTAAGAAATGGTATGATTAAATCTAATCTTAATGCAGAAAGATATGAAAGACCATATGTAATTGCAGATGGTATGACTCAGGATATGCCTACAACTATACCTGATTCTACAGCAATTCCAGCAACAGAAGAAGCTCCTAAATCTGAAACTCCTAAACCATCTAGAAGACGTAGATCATTTAATGATTTATCTAGTATGGGTGGTAGTCAAAAAGAAGTTAAAGTAAACTTTACTCCTAATAAAAAATATACTACTAAGGAGAAACTGAATAAGGTTCAAGCTAAAAATTTCTTGAAACAAAAGTTAGGTATGACAGATGCAGAGATCAATATAATTGATGTAGCTGTATCTTCTGATATGCCTGCAACAGCTATGTCTTATATGACTAAAGATGGTATCACGCTATACAATAGTGATCCAGCTGGTGTAGAATTTCACGAAGCATACCATAGAGTATCTCTATTATTACTTTCTGATCAAGAAAGAAATAAAGTATATGAAGAATATCGTAGAATACACCCTAATCTTAAAAATGCATCTGATAAATATGTAGAAGAAGCGTTGGCAGAAGAATTTAGAGGGTATATGATGTACAAGACTCCAAGAAAGTCTTATAGAATTACTAAATGGTTTGAAAAACTACGAGACTTCATCATGTCTTTATTTGGTAGAACTTCTCCTACTAAAATCTTTAGAGGTATATATGAAGGTAAATATGCTAATATTCCAGTAAGTCAAGAGGCTAAAGATAGATTTGAGAAAGCTTATAAAAATAGAGTAAACTTTACTCAACATGGATATACTTTCCAAAACATAAAATCTCTTGATAACTATAATCAGGCTGTAGAATTCTTTGCAATATCCTATATTAATCAATCATTAAGCTCCCAATCTTTTGTAGATGATCTTACTAAGATACAGATCGACTACCAAGATATGCGTGATTTACTTGAGGATTTGTCATATGATGATAATGCTACACCAGAGCAAAGAGCAGCTGCTAATGAATTATATGAGCACTTTGATATATTCCAAAAAGATATTAAATCCTATCTTGATTCTTTAAGCTTAAGACAAGTAAAAGAAGAAGAGGAATATGATGAAACTGAGGAAAGAGATGGTGGTGAAATTGAAAAGGAAAACTTTGATAAATATGATAAAGCTTCCTACGAAGTATCTGTATTACATAATATTAGACCTGCTGTAAAACTTTTCTTATCTTCTATTGAAGATCGTGTATACAATAAAGCTACAGATAGTTATGTAAGAGATATGAATGCTGAAACTGGACTACCTAGAGTAACACCATTCCTTTCAGCTTGGAGACGAATCGTAGATAAATTATTTGATGAAGATACTTATGATGGATTAATCAGGAAATCTGCTCAATTAGCAAAAACTGATCCTTTCTATGCTTCTGTATATAATAAGTTATCCTCAGTAAAGGATTCTAATCTTCAGACTCAAATATTTCAAACTATCACTGGTTATAGACATAACTTCCTTACAGTAGGATTCCAAAATGTTGGAACAGATACTATTCAATACATAGCCAACCTAGGTGGTAGCGTTAATCTACGTAATGGTAAAAGACTGGTATCTGATTGGAATAAAAATTTCTTTAGTAGTAATATGACTATTACTGACGCTGATGGTAATAAGAAACCTAACATGGAGTTATTAAAGACTATTAGGGATGATATCAACACATTAAATACTAAGCTAGCTAGAATGAATGAATCTACTAGCAATGAAGATTTCAATGCAGTCTTATATAACTATGTAGATATATATAATAAGATTGGTATT